TCAATATTCCAACCCATTTGATTGTTAAATTTGTGTCCAGGATTTAAATACATTGACTTTAATGTGCTGTCAAGTCTTGCTTGGTCAATTGGGGAGTTTGTCAGTGACACAACATTATTATTAATGTCAAATATTATTGCCCCTGTACTTGTCTGAGAGTAGCTTTTTGCATATGTAATTTGTATATTTTCGGTTAGTGGTCTAACCATACCATTTACAAATAATGATACCCTAACCCAATTAACATAGTCTGATGGCAATACGAATCTAAGGTCATCATCTACATTCAGTTCTAATACTTTAAGTTCTTTAAATGCATCGTAGTTTAATTCCTGTATAGCCCTTTTAGCATGGAACAATATCTTAAATTTTTCCTCATTATTAATTAATGAATGATTACCGTAGTACATCAATTCAAAATTATTAACTATATCAAATAAACTAACATACTGATAAGACCCCCAATTTGCATTTGTAGGGGCAACTCCATTATTAGTATAATATTCAAATTGTGATATATATGACATCTTTATTTTTTTGGCTAAATGTTAATTGTTATTTCTGCTCTTGTCCATTTGCAAATGCAATAACATCATTCTCACGAATAGATATACCACAATATTGCAATATCTTCATAATTAATTTATACTCATCTTCTTGAGGTAGTTCAAAGTCCTGATAGTCTGGCTGAGATTGGTTGAATGATGGCTCTCCTCCTGTCAATGTACTATATGTCCATTTTGGTACTTTAGGATACCTAAAGTAGTTTGCTTGAACTTGACCCTTATTGTTTATGGTTGTAGGATATACAGTTATATTAAGTCCATTGGTAACATAGGAAGGATAGTCAAGTGATGGGCTTGTAAGTGGCGAATTAACTAATGTTGTGATTATAGCAGATGAAACCTTTTCTGCCTCTCTAATAACAGAAGATGATAATACCGTATAACCTACAGGTGTTGTAGTAAATATATCCGAATCTAAGGTAAGTACCGTATTACTTAGTACAGTAACTACCGAGCCAATAATACCTGTATTTAAGTTAACTACTCTATCTCCTGGAGATATGCCATTTGTTAAAAAAAATGCAGTGCTGTCAACTAATTGATTTACAACCACAGATGAATTGGTTCCACTTTTTAATTTTTTAGGATAACATAAGAGTTTAAGTAACATAAACGACTCATTCCCTGTAGTAATCAAAGATGGGGTATAAAATGTATTTGCAGAAACCTGACTAAGATAGTCTGTAACTAAAAAATATTCAAGTACTTCTGCTATTGGTTTCTCTAAATTAGCGTAATTATCGCCTGACTGCCTCATATTTTCTGCATTTATAATTTTATTATACATGCCAAAATAATCTTCAAATAATTCCATCTGAGCATTTGCCGCATATAAATTAAAATCTGATGGGGATATATACCCATAATTATTCTTATTAAGTATGGATAGCACAGAGTTTCTAACTGAATTTATCATCTGTAAGTTTTTTACAAATATAGCAAAAAAAAAAGGTCAACTTAATGACCCTTTTTTTATAAACTTTACGACAATTCTATTCTAAAATATTTTCAAGCATTTTGAGTATCTCTATACCCTCTTCGCTTTTAAGATATGATGCAACTGCACTATATGGCTCTTCTCCATATGGCACGTTAATCATTCTCTTTTTATTTGTTGAAGTATTTAACCAAACTTCTTTCATGTTATTCCTAAAATGAAGAAGTTTTTTATCAAAAAACATTCTGATATCTGACTGAAATGTCAACATTGGATCACTTACAGTATTCAAAAATTCTTTTGGATATTTTTTAGCAAAAACTAATATATCTCTTTTAAGTTCAGATGTAGTTAATAATGAAGGGTCTTTGCCAAATAACACTCTAGCAACAGTTTCCATTTCCTTTATATCTAGTTTTTTAGCTGATATTAAAGCATCTACTTCATCGCTTAATTTTTCTAGTTCTTTACTTGCATCCTTTTCTTTATCTACTTCAATAAAGGTTATATTGTTAAGTGGATGGTAATATAAAAATGCTTGAAGTACCGGGTTGTTTTTTGGGACATTAAGAAATCCATCTTCGAATATTATAGGCTCTACAATTGCATTGCCATCTTGTTCATCCTCAAATGGAGATTTTTGGTTAATAGCATAACGTAAAGGTCTATTTACATTGTTTGCTTCGTCAAACCATAATAATGGGAATCTTTTATTATTTCTTGATGCAAGTGTAAAAGATATTGGAGCTGCACCGCTTTTTAACTTGTAGATTTTATCTACTGGAACTATTTTTATTGTTGTCATTTGATATAATATAATTTAATTTTAAAAAAAACAAGAGGGGGTTTTTAAGTCCCCTCTTGAATGTTATTTATTTTTATGCTCCGTAACGGAACAATACAAAGTTGTTTGCACCTAATGTACATACACAACGCTCTGAAAGGAAATTCACCTCCATTGCATCTAAATCGCTAGTTGCTGCACCACCTGCTGAACCTGTGATCCAAGTTTTATATCTACGATCCTCACTTTGAGATGCACGGTAACGAACGTGTAAAAACGGACGTTTTGCATTTTTACCAAGGATTTGGTCATATACAGTAGTTGAACCAGCCGGAACAAGAAGTCCTGTTACAGTTCCAACAGTTCCGGTAGAACCACCTGGAAACAAACCGCCACGCATAGTTGGGTCGTTAAGATACTTCCAATCAGATTTGTAAAAATCATAACCTCTACGGAATCCTGTAAAACCAAGATTTAAAGCCATAGTGGGATCATTGTTAAACAAACCATAAGATGAACCACCAGCACCATAACTATTTTGTGCGGCAAGCATATCATCAATATCAAAAGAAAAAGCACGATTAACAAAAAGAGCATTTTCTTCAATTGAACCTTGCTTATCTAAACGGCTAACCATAGAATCCCAATCAGATAGAGTAGTTGGATTACCACCACCCCATACATTACCACGATTGTTTACAACGTAGAAAATACCTTCAGAACCTGCGGTACCTGCTTGACCTACAACGCCTAATACACTTATTGCACCTGAACCAACTTCAGCAGGAACAGCCTCAATCATTGCGGTTTCTAAGTAATCTTCAAAACGTAAACGAGTTTCGTGTTCTGATTTCATATACCAAAGGTATCCTGTGGCACCATTTTCAGTAGTCACTTCAACCCATCCAATTTGAGCCATATCAGAACCGTTTACAGCATATTTATCCTTTAGGATAATTGGTTTATTTTCAAAAAACTCATCTTCTGCTTCTAAAGAACCAACCATCCCGTTAGTTCCTTTTTTAAATTCAGAACCGTAAACAAATACAGTACAAGTCATAGCGTTAACGATAGAAGGTGTAGCCTCATAGAAAGCTATTGTAACAACTAAACCTGAAACAAGTGTAACAACTGCTTTGTTACTTACTCCTGTTGCATTGTCTTGAATTAATAAAGTTTGCCCAACTCTAATAGCAGCCGTAGCAGCTCCTGGGTCAGAAATAGTAAAGATTATTGTTGTTGTTCCTACAGCACCTGATGTAAGACAACTTGTGTACTTACTATGTAAGCGTCCTTGTTCTGCCCATTTTATCATGTCAGAGTTAGAAGGAATTTCAGCACCAACCATACGCAAGAAAGATGCTACAGTACGATTACCATAACGCTCAAATTCTTTTTCGTATGTGTCAGGAAGATATTGATCTAAGAAATTAAAATTGGTAATATAATTTGTTGATAATGGCACCTGTTCAGCACTTGGCTGTAATTGGTACCCTGGAGAGGCTAATATGCTCATGATTTTTTAGTTTTTTTTAAGTTTTTAATTTTTATTTATTTTACACTGCGAATTTTTAAACCCCTTCCGGAATCATTATTTAACGCCTTTACTTGGAATCCATCTTTTATCGCTATTTCAGGTGTTTTTCTTTCAGACATATTAATATTTTTTATCTGTTTGGTAACATCCTCGGTAGCATCTGACTTTCCTTGCTCATAGAAGTACTTGGCAAATTTTTCTGGATTCATTGCTACAGACAACGCTCTATGGTACCCAACTGCATCCTTTATTAGTCCACTATCGTCTAAGAATTTATTGATAAAATTCATAGGTGTTGATTGAACTTTTTTAAGTTCTGCTGAATCTAGCGGCAAGTATTTCAATGTTTTACTATCCAAATTAAAATCAAAACCTTTGAAATCATTTGTAAATAGTTCGTCTGTTTTTTCATCAAACCATCTGCTCTTGCGGCTATTCTCCTCTTCTAGAGTTTTTGCCTGACTTATATATTGCTTATAAGACTCTAATTGTGCCTTGTCATCTTCTGAAACAAATCCCTGACTTGACTCAAGAGGGATTTTATACATTTCTTTTTGATTTTCAAAGTATTTCTTAGCTTCTGTAACTGCCTTTTTCTTAGTAATTTTTTTCTTTTTTATAATAGAATCATCATCATAATCTTCATCATATTGATAATCCTCCATCATCGCATCAATATCTTCTATATCTAGTCCATCTTGAGTTGCTATTAAATATTCTCGTATAAGTTCATCATTATCAACATTACTATAGTCTTTAGATATTTTCATAAAGTCTTCGTAACTACGTCCAGTTTCTTTTCTGTATTTTAAATATACAGATATATCTTCAGGCAGTTTCTCAGACTCTTCCTTTGGTGATATTAAATCATCTATTGACTTTAATTCTTTGTTATATTTTTTACCAAGATAAGAAAGAACGTCCTCTTCCTTTATTTCGTTTTGGATAACTTCCGTTGCTATTACTTCAGGGACTTGTTCTACAATTGTCTCTTCTATTTTAGTTTGGTGTTCCTGTAGTAATTGGGCTTCAATCTCTTGAGTGCTTTTTGTTTCTACTACGCTTACTTCTTTTACTGTAAATGCCATTATATTTAATTTAATTTATTGCAAATTTATATAAAATTTTAACAATTCCACTTTTTTAATGAAAGAGCCTTTCTTGTAGGTCTTCCCTTTTCATCTTTCATAGGTCCAGGCATCCCCGACATTCTAGCACAAAAACTCTTTCTTCTTTTAGCATCTTTGCTATCAGGGTCAAGTTTTGATGGTTTAGTTGTAACAGCCATCTGAAGTTTACTTCCTGGGTTTTCTTTCCTATAAGAGGCAACACCTTTGGCGTTTAGACCGCCACTAGCTGATTTTCCCTCTTTTCTTGTCCAAGCTGGTGTCTTTGCCATTATTTTTTCTTATTAGTTTTTTTATATGCAATATTATCTAGGACCAAATTGGTCAAATGAAAGACCATCTAATGTATCTTCATTTGATTCAAAGTTTTTAGGTGGTAAGTTATTTTTCTTTTGGTTTATTAACTCAGACTGCTGAGTATTCTGTTGGCTTATTCTAGTTGACTTAGCCTCTTCCTTTTGTTGTTCTCTTGTTTGTGTAAAGCTATCTTTATTTGAAGTTAATTGCATATTGTAATCAAACTCTTGAGCCATAAGGTCTTTTTTAAGTAACGCCTCTGTCTCTAATAATTTAATTGAAAATGATGTTTTAGCTTCAGCGGTTTTTATTTCAGCATCAGACTCCATTTGTATTTTCTGCATTGCTGTTTGTGCTGCCATCTGTTGAGATTGTAGATTCTGTTGAGATACCATTGCTTGCTGTTGCATTTGCATTTTTTCTTCTCTCTCCATCTTCTTTAATCTTTTCATTTTTAAAAGTTGGTTAGCAAGTTTTAGATTTTTTATCTCACGAATATCGATAGCATCTTCAAGATTTATATCAGCTTTTGATAATGCTATTTGAATATTAGCCTCTAATTGAGCCTTTTGTTCTTCATCTGGAGATATTTCAATGAATATACCAAAATCATAAATATATAAATCTTTTATATCGTTTAGTATTGACACATTATATTTGCCAATTTTATTAGCAAAGTCATCCTTAAAATCTGCATATTGGAGTATGTCTGATATTCTATATGTTAAAGCCTCTGCTAATGTTCTAAATACATATAGGCTTGAATCTAAAATATGTCTTGTTGCTGTATTTGAATTTAATGCAGCTAATTTCTGAACACCAACTAAAGCATTAGGGTCAGGAGTAGAACCATCTCTAGCCTCATTTAGTCCTGTTACAGAACGAATCATATTTAAGTAGTGGTCATAGTTAGCTAACAACATCTGTGTTTTGCTCGCACCTGAGTTAGATGTTAACTGAGTTATGGGTACCCTTGCATTATTAAATTCACCGTCTTGTGTATATGATCGACCTATAACACTACCTGTTTGGAAGTAAAGTCTCAATGCATCCTCCGGGTTATATGCTGCACCTGTACCAAGGTCTACTTCATTAAGCCCATCTGCATCTATAAATACCCCATCAGGCACAACTCTAGCCATAACCTGTTGTAATTTTAGATGAGTTATTTGAATCATATCAGCAAATGGAATCATTCTTTTAACTAATGACTCAATATTACCCTTGTACATCCTTGGAGCGCAAGCAACATAGTTTGGTAATGCATGTTGAGATGAAGACTTTGGTCTAACCATATTCTCCATCTTCTCCCATTTTAAGATAATGTTACTACCCATTACCATAATTCCTGAGTACCAAACATCAATAGTTTTTTCAAGTTTCTCAAATCTACCCTCCTCCATCATTTCTGCCGGGGGGTTGAATTGGTCATCCTTTTTAACCATCTTAGTACCACCATTTTCTAGTAGTTTTTTCTTATAAACAACTTTTTCTGTTGTTTTATAATTGTAATATAGTAAAGTACATGTATCATTATGAAATATACTATTTTCATAAAATTGAGAAACATTATAATAATCGTACCAAGACTGACTATATTGAGATATTGTTTTTAAATCTTCAGGTGTAAGAGATTGGTCTATTTTCATTAACTCTGTTATTGGAATAGTTTTAATCTCACCCCAATAAAAACAATCTTTAAAGTATGGGTCTTCAGTATAACTATATACCATATTAGCCGGATCGACATATGATATTTGAACCCCTGCACCAGGAAGAAAATCGTGCTTTGCTACTTCTATACCAATTACAGCAGCATCATAATCAAGTCTAGTCCTTATTTCATTGTAATGGTTTTCATCAAATAGAGTATTAATTGCCTCCTCCTCTGCTATTTCTATTGCAGGTTTATATTTTAGCTGCATATATAATGACAATTCCTCGTCAGTATTAGGCAAATCTTCAGGATTCATCACAAATGGATTTATTCCCGTATTTTCATGTATTATGTTTAGAACATTTTTAGCAACCATTTGACCCTCAATCATATCTTGATATCTGGTTCTATTGGTTTGTGACATAGCATCCTGTGCATATGCCTTAACTTTAAATAATCTATCCGACATACCATTTACTACAATATCCACAAATTTTGGGATAATAGGAACAGGTGTCCAGTCTAAGTTTAAATATGATAAGTCACCATTTACAGATAACTCATTTTTATATTTTTGAATTGATTGTTCGCCTCTTGCATATAGCCTTAATTTCCTAAAATCTTTCCACTGACTATAATACCTGCATTGCGCTCCATCTTTTCTGAACCACTCATATTGTATTGCCTGACCTATCTGTAAACCATACGCATCTGTCCTTTTCTCACTATCAGAAACAAATTGTCCGGGAAATCCAAGTGGTGATATATCTATCGTTACATCTTTCATTTTATAATTTGACTTGTGTTTCCACCATTATTATACCTTGCAAAATTAATACTTATTTTACTCTCTTGTTTATTAGGCAAATATAAATGTTTTTGGTTAGCCATTATTACCAATCCGGAACTAATAGATGCGTCAAATTTTGTTCTATCATTAATATCGAACTTTACCCAATCTTGCAATGTTTTTTGAAATGGCATACATCCTATTTCATCAGAATTCCTATATGTTCCTAATGAGTCGTATCCAATATGTTTTTCTATATATGTTTCGATTGCAGATGCGTGTGATTGTTTAATGTCTTCAGATGAGTTTGGAATACCTCCCAACTCACGTTCAGTATTGCTTAACTTTGATGATGGTTTGTCAGGTCTATTCATAGAATAACCCCTATATCCCCTATTTTTAAAATGATAAAGTAATCGTGGCTTATTATTTTCTGCAAGTATTGGCATACCATAAAATACACAAGCCATAAGAATATCTTCAAAAAATATTTCTGCTGTTTGTGGTCTTGCTATATATTCAAGAAAAAACTCATTAACAGGAGCATCATCCATATGCATTTTAGTCATACCGTGTAATGAACCATTAGAACCACCCCCCCCAACTACAGCAGATATATCATATGGATCACAACCAAAACTACCTATATGTTCAT